CTTTCCCTTGAAACCGATGCGCGTGTAGATGCGCCGCCGCGCATGGGGGCCTTCCAGGACCACGGCTTCGGTGTTGAGATAGAGCGCGGAACTGGTGCGGCTCTGGGTGAGCCAGCCCTCGGGGCCGGCGCCGCCGGGGCGGATGGTCAGCGTCACCTTGACGAGGGTGTTCGCGGGGATGAGGTCGAATGCGGCGTCCTGGGCCTCGGCGCCGTTGAAATCCATGTTGTCCGCCATGGGTCAGGCTCCTTTCGTCGTGGGTTTGGTCTGGGCCGGCTGCTGCGGCAGATCGAAGTCGAGATCGGCGCTCGGCTGCGCGCCGGAGCCCGCGCGGATCTTCGCCATCAGGCGGCCGAGATGGGCCTGCTCGATCATCGAGAGCCGACCGCTGCGGTCCTTCGCCGGAAAGCCGAAATCGTTGATCGTGGTGCAGACGAAGGCGCGGAACGGCTCGCCTTCCTGGGGGCGGATTTCGGCAAGGGTGATCACCTCGTCGACGATGCCAGGGAGTTCGAGCCCGGTCTTCGAGCCTTCGATCTGCATCGCGAAATACGGCTTGCCGAAGTCGTCGATCTTCCGGTCGAGCAGGCCCACGAGCCAGATGTTCTTGCGCGGCGTGTGCTGCAGATGGGTGAGCCAGCCGATCATTTCCTGGCCCAAGAGCCCGTAGGCGCCCCGCAGGTCGAGCTTGCCGCTGCGGTCCGACTGCGCCTGTGGCTGCCCCTTGCACCACTGCATGCAGATGCGCGAAGCGACGGAGATCGAGTCGACGAAGACGGTGTCGTACTTGTCGAGCAGGGAGGGATCGCCGAAGGCGGCGCAAACACGCTCGTAGTCGCGCTGGCTGTAGGGCTGATCCTCGCGCATGGCCGGGTTGGGGCCGCCGATCCAGCAGGCGAGATCGCGGGCGCGCTCCCAGTCGCGGACCCGGATTTCGTCGCCGGGCCAGCCCTGCACGGCGAGTTCGCCGGCCTCGAGATTGACGAACAGGGTGCGCTCTGCATCGAGCGTCCAAAGCTGGCTGGTCTTGCCGATGCCGGAGATGCCGGTGAGCACCCCCTTGATGCCGCGCGTCTCGCGCAGGCGTTCGTCGGCGGTGATGATCTTCAGCGGGGCGGGTTGGAAGGGCGCGCTCATTTGCGCGCCTCCAGATCGCGGACAGCCGCCGCGACGGCGTTGTCGCAGCCTTTCGCACCCTGACGTCGTGCCATGCGCAGCACGTCCTCCAGCGCCAGGATCGTCTGGCCGAGACTGCGGCGTTCTTCCTCGAGCGCGACGAGGGCAAAGGCGATGTCGTCGACGCTTGCACGGTCCAGAGGGCGCGTGCGCGCCGGGCGTTCGGCCAGCGACGGGACGGCGATGGTATCGGGAAATGACGCCGACCAGTGCGACTGGCGGAGTTTTTCGAGGGGGGATTTGAACATCTGCTGCTCCTTTTCGTCCTGCCCAGGGGTCGTCGTGATGTGTCGGCTGCCGGGCCCGACGCCGCCCTGGAGCTCGCGGTCGGGGTGTTTCCCTGAGGGTCTTTCATTCCCCCGAAGGCCCGGCATGAATTGGCTTGAGTGCTTGCCCTCACTTACCGGCGCGGGGCCGCAACTGTCGGGGCCGCCTCGAAATACCCGTCGAGGCCCATCTCCGTGGCGATCTCGCGGATCCTGCTCAGCCGCTCGTAGATGGTGCTCCGATGCACACCGAGCGCGCGTGCCGCCTCCGAGATGCTGAGCTGGCTGACGGCCATCGCGACCTGCCGCGTCGCCGGGCAGAGCGCGGCCAGAAGCCTGCCGACATCGCCGCGCAGACCGGGGCCATGGGCGAGCGAAAACGCGTCGACCGGATCGAGCGCCGCGGCTTCGGGCAGGACGTCGGAGAGGGTCAGCCCCTCGTTGTCGTCGCCGACCGGCGCGTCGATGCAGAGCATGGCCCGTTCGGCGCGCATCGCGGCGGTCGCGCTCGCAAGCGTGGCCACGCGGTTGGCGACGATGCGATCCGCGAATGTGTCGAAGGAGGATTTCGCCGGATCGAAGTTCCGTGCGCGCCTGATGAGATCGAGGCGCAGTTCCTGTTCGATGTCCTCGGCATCGAGCCCCGGCACGGCGCCCGAGCGCGCCAGGCGCGCCGCGCGGATGCGGATATTGCGGGAAATGCGGGTAGTGGGATCGGTAAGCTGTTGAAGCTGCTCCATGGTTTTCGCCTTCGTCCAGGTGGACGGGCACGCGGCCCGAGTACCCGGCTCCGGCGAAATTTCGCTGGGACGGCGGTTGGAGCGGCTTTCTTGCAAGAAAAAACCGCCGGCGAGTCTTGCTCTCCGGCGGTTTCAGGGCGCGATTTTTTTGAGATTTTTTCAGCGACGCCCGGCGAAATTTCGTTGGCGCTGACCCTGGCGGCCTTGTTCGAGATCATCCGCGCTGACGACGAAGCGGGTAACGTAGTCGCCGCCGTCGGTCGGGATGGGCTCGTCGGAAATCCCGAAGCTGTCGCGCAGCACCTTGGACAGGGCCTGCTTCTGTTTCTGGTGCTTCGAGGTTTCCGTTGGATTGCCCCTGTGCACCGCAAGCCGGCCGCCACTCAGCGCGAACGCCTTGAGATAGGTCCAAACGGCCTTCGGCTTGCCGTTCTTTGCGTTCTTCATGCCGAGTTGATCGGGTTCGAAACGCCGTGTCTCGCCCCGGAAGGTGACGTTCAGAACCTCGTCGGCAATGAAGCGAATGGTGATGTCTTCCCAGCGTGCATCGGGCGGAAGCGGCCAAGCCAGCCCCTGTGCCGAGCCCCCCGCATCGCGCAGGACGGCGTCACGCAACGCCGCGAAAATCTCGGCTGCGGGACGGGCGAGCGTGAGCGTTCCGTTTTCCACGATCATGATATCGGCAAGCGCCATGCGCACCACTCCCGCCCGGTCCAGGGCCGTGATCAAGGCATCGGGCAGCGATGAGCCTGTTGGGGTGAGAAGCAGCCGTGGACCGGGGGTATCGAGCACTTCGGCGAAAGGGCGAGGTTCGGCGTTGGCCGAAGGGCCCGGCAATGCGAGGAACACCGGAAACCCGTGGCCGGCGTAGACATCATGGGTTCCGATGCGGATGACCGGTCCAGGCGTGCCGTGACCCGGCTGATGCGGCAAAACTCCAAGCGCTCGGGCGATGCGCTTCGCCAGGTTGGTGCGATCCACGCGCAGGATGGCGATGTCGTCTGCATCGAGGTCGAGATCGGCACAGGCCTTGGGCCGGTCGCCGCAGACCGCTCGGATCGAGCCGTCGGCATGGCGGACGACGTGGCGTGGACAGCCCGCGCCGCCGGGCGAAGGACAGGGCAGCTCCCGCACCCGGCCTGCCTTGCTCAGCAGTTGTTCGGCACTTGCGAATTCCGCGCCGAGCATCGCCTGCCATTCCCATCGGCTGGCGGCGGCGCCCGAAAAATCGTCAAGCGCTTTCCAGAACCTCGAAATCCGCATCCTCGCCCGCCTCGCTTGGAATCCGCCAGAAGCCGCGGGCCCGCAGCCAGGCTTCGATGAGATGTTCATCCTCCTGCCGTTCGTAGCGGGCGATGTTGGCGGGGCGGATGGTCACAGAGCGCTCGCGCTTGGAGCCTTCGAAGGCGAAGCGGAAGGTCGCGTGCGTATACTGCCCGCCATTGAGGCGCTTTTGCCAGTTGTCGCCGAACGCCTTGAACAGATCCTCGGATTTCCGGATCTCCAGTTCCGAAACCTTGCCCGGCCACCGGCGGCCGAATTCCACCAGACGCACGCCGGCGATGCCATCGATGTCGTCGTGGACGAGCGCTTCGGGGCCGTGTTCCAGAAGCGGCGCGAGCGTATAGCGCTCCGCCAGGTCGAAATAGGCGTCGCTGCCGAACAGCACCTCGCCGAAGGTCTTGAGGTAAAGTTCGCGCTCGCCCTTCGTGGTGGCATTGACGCCCATCTCGTCGGTGGCGCTGTCATAGATCAGCACGTCGTGCTGCTGCGGGCGATAGAAAGCATGGCTGCCTTCGCCCTCGTCCTCGTGCTTGCCCTCGCGCCGCATCGGGCTGCCGTGCCGGACGAGGATCCAGACCTTTTCGTCGCGGGGAAAGACGAAGATGCGGCTGTTGCGACCCCGACGCTTCTTTTCGAACCAGTCGTCCATCCGGTCCTGGATCGCCTTTGCAACCTCGGGCGAGATGTCCGGCCGGGTCTTTGGGGCACCCTTCTTTCGAGAGCCCGCGAAATACATGAAGTTCGAGCGCTTGAAGGCCACGGTTTCGGCGTGCTGGCGCTGCAGGAGCATCGGGTTCGCGAGCCAGATCTGGACGGAAACATCGGCCGCGGTCGGCTCGTGCTCGGCATCGATCGCGATCCCTGCCGCCTCGGCCTGTTCGAGCAATTCCTCCATGCTCTCGTGGCTCGCGGTCTCGTGCACGTAATAGAGCGCATCGACCATCTCGCCGGGGACGTTTTCGTCGGGGTTCATGAGGATGGCCGCAATGTCCTCGAGCGGCAGCTCGTCGACCGGCGCGGCGGCAAGATCGAGCCCCCGGCCTTCGAAATAGACGTTCCATCTGGAGAGGAAGGTCTTCAGGCGTTCCGGGGAAATCTGCTTCAGGCGATCGGGGTTGGTGAAAATTCTTGGATTGAATGAAGGCATCAGAATCGCTCCGTCCAGACTGCGCGTGAGGCGAAACTAGGCACGCGCGGCGCTCGCCACAAGATTGTGTTCGCGAAAAGTTCCATCTTCCCCATCCGACAGGCTGAAGGCCGCGCCGGTATGTGAGGAAAGGCAGCTGGAGCTTTTCCCAATGATCGCAGTTCTCGATCGCGCCCGGCGCGGTCCCATCCCGTCATTTCTCACCCGTCTCGCGCGCATCGCGGGAGGCGTTTCATGATCGATCCGGACGAACGCGAGCGGCAGGCGCTTCAAACCGCCATGAAATTCATGGGCGAGCTGATGGCCGAGATCGGCTGGGCGACCCGTTTCAATGAACTCTCGGCCGAGCAGGCCCAGGCGCTCGCCGAGGCCGCCATCGACGGCTTCCAGGAGGCCATGGCCGCCTCGGCGCCGAAGACCGACATGGAGATTCCCTTCTGATGGCGGCGCTTCTGGACTTCAACCATCGGGAGAAGAAACCCGATTTCGCGGATGCGGTGAACGCGCTCATCGACGCCGCCCTGACAACCGAGAACGCGGGCCGACCTGCGCGTGACTATCTCGGGGGCAGCCGTCTGGGCGATGCCTGCCAGCGGCGGCTTCAATACGAATATCTCAAGGCGCCGAAGGACGACGGTGCGGACTTTACCGGACGCTCCTTGCGTATCTTCGCGCTTGGTCATGTTCTCGAGGATCTGGCCATCGACTGGCTGCGCAAGGCCGGCTTCGATCTCAGCACGCGCAACCGCCATGGCGAACAGTTCGGCTTCTCCGCCGCTGGCGGCCGCCTGCAGGGGCATGCCGATGGCGTCATCGTGGCGGCGCCGAACGGAATGGCGGTTCCGGCGCTTTGGGAGTGCAAGTCGGCCAATGCGAAGAACTGGCGCGAGATCGCCAGGCGCGGCGTGGTCAAGGCCAAGCCGATCTATGCGGCGCAGATCGCGCTCTATCAGGCCTATCTCGGCCTCACCGAGGCGCCGGCGCTCTTCACCGCGATCAACAAGGACAGCTGCGAGATCTGGCACGAGCTGGTCCCGTTCGATGCCGAGCGGGCGCAGGCCGCGAGCGACAAGGCGGTGCGGATCCTGCGCGCCTGCGACGCGGGCGAACTGTTGCCCCGGCACACGGAGGATCCCGAGCATTTCGAATGCCGCTTCTGCGCCTGGAAAGAGAGGTGCTGGGCATGACGGAAGTGCCACTGAACACCCCCGACACGACACCCGTTCCCGATCGCGACATGATCGCGACCTACGTCCAGGCGGTGTTCGGCTATTGCGAGCATCTGGTGCCGGTGCGGGCGCTGGCCGAGAAGGGCGCGGCGGACGCGCCCCCGCACACGCCGTTCCTGCCCGCCGACGACACGCTCGCCGAGATGCTCGCGCGCCAGGCGGATTGGGCGGCGCGCGCCGGCATGGCGCTTTTCGTGGTGCCGGGCACGGTCGAGAAACCCGGCGATGCCCGCGCGGAGCACATTCTGCAGACGCAGGTCGTGCTGGTCGATCTCGACCATGGCGACATCGCGGCGAAACGCGCCCATCTGGAATGCCATGTGGGACGGCCCACGCTGGTCGTCGCCTCGGGCGGTGTGACAACCGAGGGTCAGCGCAAGCTGCATCTCTACTGGCGCCTGACCGAGCCGGCGGAAGGCGAGGACATCGCGCGCGTGTGCCGGCTGCGGCAGACGATTGCCGCGAAGGTCGGCGGCGATCCGGCTTTCAAATCCGCCCATCAGCCGATCCGGGTCGCGGGCAGCATCCATGCCAAGGGCGGCAGTCGGCGGCTCGTCGAGATCATCGATCACGCCGAGATCGATCACGACCTTGGCGAACTCACCGAGTCCATCCTGGCGATGCCGCCGATGGAGGGGCTCTCGGATGACACGCTCGATTTCAACGGTGCAGGCCGCGGGGGCGACTCGGTTCCGGAACTGTTCGGGCGCCCCGTTCGCGAAGGCGGCGTCGACGGCACGACCCGCTTCGATGCGCTCTCTCGCGTCATCGGCTACTGGATCCGTCGCTGCCGCGAAGGGCATGTCACACCGGGCGAGGCCTGGGACGAGATCAAGGCCTACAATCTCGCCCGCATCGATCCGCCCTGGCCGGAGGACAGGCTGAAACGGGAAGCCGAGCGTTTGTGGCAGCGAGATCTCGAACGCAACGGGGCCTTCGACGACGATCTTCCCGAAGGCGCCGATGGCGGCGGCGGAGACAATGACGGCCCGACACCCGTGCGTTTCAGCGAGGACGCGCTGGCGGCGCGCTTTGCCGAGCGGCACGCCTATCGCTGGCGCTACGTGGCCGGATGGGGACAGTGGCTCACCTGGACCGGGGCGGTCTGGCGGCGCGAGGACACGCTGCAGGCCTTCGATCTTGCGCGCCAGGTCTGCCGCGAGGCGGCGGTGCGCGCGCCGTCTGCGCGTGTTCGCACCAAGCTGTCCACGGCCGCAACTGTGGCCGCCGTCGAGCGGCTCGCCCGCAGCGATCGCAGGCATGCCAGCACGACCGAGATCTGGGACCGCGACCCCTGGCTTCTGAACACCGGCGATGGCGTGATCGACCTTCGCACCGGCGCGCTATCCGCCCACGATCCGCAGCTCTTCATGACCAAGGTCGCGGGGGCCTCCTGCAAGGGCGCCTGTCCGACATGGGAGGCGTTCCTTCATACAGTCACGGGCGGTGACGCAGAGCTTCAGGCCTATCTGCGCCGGATGGCCGGTTACTGCCTGACCGGCGTGACCACCGAGCATGCGCTCTTCTTCCTCTACGGCACCGGCGCCAACGGCAAGTCGGTCTTTGCCAACACGCTGACCGCGATCATGGGCGACTACGCCACCGTCGCGGCCATGGACATGTTCATGGCCACCCATGGCGACAGGCATCCGACCGACATGGCGGGGCTCCGCGGCGCGCGGATCGTGACCTCCATCGAAACCGAACAGGGAAGCCGCTGGGCCGAGAGCAAGCTCAAGGCCCTCACCGGCGGCGACAAGATCACCGCCCGCTTCATGCGGCAGGACTTCTTCGAGTTCATCCCGCAGTTCAAGCTGCTGATCGTCGGCAACCACAAGCCGTCCATCCGCAACGTGGACGAGGCAATGCGGCGACGGCTGCACATGGTGCCCTTCACGGTCACCATCCCGCCCGCCAGACGCGACCGACGCCTGTCCGACCGGCTTCTGGCCGAGCGTGACGGCATCCTCGCTTGGGCGCTCCGGGGCTGCCTCGAGTGGCAGGAGACCGGACTGCGCCCGCCCGAGGCCGTGATGGCGGCGACCGAGGACTACTTCGAGGCCGAGGACGCGCTCGGGCGGTGGATCGAAGAACGTTGCGTGACGGGCCCGTCCTACTGGAGCGGGTCAAGCGCGCTCTTTGCAAGCTGGAAAAGCTGGGCCGAGGCGAACGGAGAATACGCCGGTTCGATGAAGCGTTTCTCCGAAACCCTGACCAACCGCGGCTTCGAGAAACAGAACACCCGCAGCGCTCGGGGCTTTCGTGGACTGGCTCTGCGGGACAGCGATGATGACCTATTCGGGGGAGAAGAAAAATGTCAGTAAAATCAATGGGTGCGACGGGTGTGACGGGTCATGACCATATAACCGTCACGCGTGCGCACACGCGCGCCCGTGAGAGGTTTACCGAACAACCCGTCACATCCGTCACACCCGCCACCGAAGCGAAGGCCACGGACGGCGACGTTCTCCCCGATACGGTGCTCGCGCTCGATCTCGGAACCACGACCGGCTGGGCGTTGCGCGGGCATGACGATCTTATCGCCACCGGCACGGTCTGCTTCAGACCGAGGCGGTTCGATGGTGGTGGCATGCGGTATCTGCGCTTCACCAACTGGCTGAGCGAGATCGACCGGATGTCGGGGCCCATCTCCGCCATCTGGTTCGAGGAGGTGCGCAGACACGCGGGCACCGACGCGGCACATGTATACGGCGGCCTCATGGCCACGCTGACCGCATGGGCCGAGCTGCGTGGCGTGCCTTACGAGGGCGTGCCTGTTGGAACGATCAAGCGTCACGCGACCGGCAAGGGCAATGCGGCGAAGCAGGCGATGATCGCGGCGGTTCGGGCCCGGGGCTTCAGCCCCGCCGACGACAACGAGGCCGATGCCATCGCGCTGCTTCTCTGGGCCATCGAGACGAAGGGAGGCATGGCATGATCCGTCCCGCGATCCTCGAGGAAGCCGCCCATGTGCTCGAAGCCCGTGCCGAGACCTATGGGCCGGCGACGGATGCCCTGCGCGCCATCGCGGCGCGCTGGTCCCTCACGCTGGGCGTGCCCATCAGCCCCGCGCAGGTGGCGCTCTGCATGATCGACCTGAAACTGGCGCGGCTTGCGCACGACCCCGCGCATCGCGACAGCCTCGTGGACGTGATCGGCTACGCGGCGCTGATGTCGGAGGCGGGAGGATGAAGGCGATGCGCTTCACCCCGCCGGGCTATGGCGGTCGGCGACGCGATCCCGATGAGGTCAAGCGCGACGGCTGGCGGGAACAGGGAATTTTAGCGGTGTCCGTCGACGACGACAGGCTGACCTGGCCCGAGCGGGAACTGGTGCGCCAGCTGGGCGAACGCCTCTACGGGCCGCGCCCCGCCGATGACGGAGAGCGTCATGGATAGGTGGACCCCGTCCCTCGTCGAGGCCCGGCTTTCCGAGGCGGCATTCGTGCTCAAACGGCTCCCCGAGCCACGACTTCGGGGGTATTTCAGCACATGGCCCGAGATCATCCACTCCTTCGCCGACCAGGTGGGCCAGGAGCCGAAACGGATGCGCGTACTGCCCTCGCCGCAGGCGATCAGCCGGATGGAGGAGACGCTGACCTGGACTGCCGGTCTCGACCCGGTCGACGGAAAGATCGTCTGGCTTCGCGCTTACGGCTATCGCTGGCGCGAGGTCTGCCGCGCGGTCGGTCTTCAGCGTGCCTCTGCCCATCATCATTGGGTCTATTCCTTGTGTCTGATCGCGCACCGGCTGAACAACCGCCGCCTCAACCCGCGGCTTTCCATGCAGCAGGTGATCGACCTCGCGCGCGCCGACGACCCGGCGCTGTGAGCGTTCCGAAGCCGGATGAATTTTTTTCCAGACACTTTCGCGATCATGCCGGTATGTGAGGGGTAAGTTCAATCGGTGCGTCGGAAGGTCACCCAGCCAAGGCCACGGTTCCTTCCTGGCTGAATACGTATGCTGGCGGGCTTGGCGCGCAATATCGCCAGCGACAGGGCCGGATTTTTGGGAAGCCACCCGGAATCCGGATCCATGAAAACCCCACGCAAACCCAATAAACACTGGCCTTCTGGCCGGATACCCCGGACGCCGCTGGACCCCGCGAGGAGTCCAGCGCGGCATCCGGAATCCACTCCGCCGGAATCCACCACCACTCACGGAACACCGCCCATGACGCTGAGCTTCGCCCCCGAGCGGATCGAAACCTGGCCGCTGGCCAAGCTCCAGCCCTACGCGAAGAACGCGAAGGTGCATGGGGCCGACCAGGTGGCGAAGATCGCCGCCAGCATGGCCGAGTTCGGCTGGACCGTGCCCTGCCTCGTCGGCGATGACGGCGAGCTGATCGCCGGACACGGCCGCGTTCTGGCCGCAACGCAGCTCGGGCTGACCGAGGCACCGGTGATCGTGCTCGGGCACCTGACCGAGGCGCAGCGGCGGGCCTATCGTCTGGCCGACAACAAGCTGACGGAGCTTGCCGACTGGAACGAAGCCGTTCTTTCGGCAGAACTGAATGACCTGCTGGCCGAGGACTTTGACCTGTCGCCGGTCGGCTTCTCCGACGGCGAACTCGACAAGCTGCTGGCCTTCGTGCCGGAGGGGGACGGTGAAACAGAAGATGGCGCCGGCGGCTCCGTGCCGCCGGTGACCATCCCGGAGCCGCCGCGCAACCCGGTGTCGCGGACGGGCGATCTGTGGATCCTTGGCGATCACCGGCTGCTCTGCGGCGACAGCACGAACCACGACGACGTGCGCCGTCTGATGAACGGCGAGCGCGCGGTGCTGTTCGCGACCGATCCGCCGTATCTCGTCGACTACGACGGGTCCAACCATCCGACCCGGAACAAGGACTGGTCCGCCTCCTATGGCACGACCTGGGATGACAGCTCGCAGGGCGCGGAGCTCTACGACGGCTTCATTGCCGCCGCCGTTGCGGAAGCGATCACCGAGGATGCCGCGTGGTATTGCTGGCACGCCTCCCGCCGCCAGGCGATGCTGGAAGCCTGCTGGGAGAAGGCGGGCGCCTTCGTGCATCAGCAGATCATCTGGGTGAAGGATCGCGGCGTCCTGACCCGGTCGCATTATCTTTGGAAGCACGAGCCCTGCTTCATGGGCTGGCGCCGCCCGAACCGCCCGCCGAAGGTGGCAGAGGAAACGCTGCCCTCGACCTGGGAGATGCCGTCCTTCGCCAAGGACGAGCGGCCCGACCATCCGACGCCGAAACCGCTCGACGCCTTCGGGATCCCGATGCGCCAGCACGTCGCCCGTGGCGGGCTTTGCTACGAGCCGTTCTCCGGCTCGGGCTCGCAGATCATGGCGGGCGAAGCCAACGGTCGCCGCGTCTACGCCATGGAGATCAGCCCAGCCTACGTCGATGTCGCCGTGGAGCGCTGGCAGGCGGAGACTGGCAAGGACGCGATCCTCGATGACGACGGTCGAACTTTTTCGCAGGTGAGGGCCGAGCGGCTGAAAAACACACAAGGTGCAGATACCGCCCAATCCGAACAGAAGGCCGCAGCCTGAGGCGATGCATGACCTGGCTCTACCTTCCCCCGGCCTGTCTGCCGGAGCTGGAGACCTGTTCGGCCTCTCGCTCTGCTCCGGCGCAGGCGGGCTCGACCTCGGGCTCGCCATCGCCTTGCCCGAATATCGAACTGTGGGCCATGTCGAACGGGAAACCTACGCCGCGGCCATTCTCGTGGCCCGGATGGAAGAGGCGGCCTTGGATCCGGCGCCTGTCTGGGACGACGTTGCCAGCTTCGACGGCCGCCCTTGGCGCGGTGCGGTGGACATCGTCACTGCGGGCTATCCGTGTCAGCCATTCAGCGTGGCGGGCAAACGCCGGGGTGTCGACGACCCCCGCCACCTCTGGCCGCATGTCGCCCGCATCGTCGGCGAGGTCCAGCCGCCCTTCGTCTTCCTCGAGAACGTCGCCCATCATCTCCGCCTCGGCTTTCCCGAAGTCGCCGGAGGATTGGTCGACATGGGCTACAGACTTGCGGCGGGCCTCTTCACGGCGGCGGAAGTCAGGGCGCCGCACAAGCGCGAGCGGCTCTTCATCCTCGCCATCCGCGAGGGAGACCACCTGGCCGACCCCGCGCGCTTGCTCCGGGACCCGCTCGAGCGGTGGGAACCGGACGGAGATGCTCGCCCGTTGGCCGACGCCGATGGCGAGCGACGGCCACAAGCCGAGCGCGGGCAAGCGGAAGCCGGCCGATCTGACGAATGCCAGCCGCATGTGGATGACGCCGACAGCGCGGGATCACAAGGACGGGGCGACGACATTGGCGAACACGCCGGTGAACGGCCTGCTTGGCCGCCAGGTCCTGGTGACGCCGACGGCTGGCGGGAGTACCTGCGACACGCCCCGGACGCTGAACCCAGCGTTCGTCGAGGCGCTGATGGGCTGGCCCACCGGGTGGACCGGCTTCGCCTCTGCGGCAACGGAGTGGTCCCGCTGGTTGCCGCGCATGCGGTCAGAACTCTCGCGGCTCAACTGCTGGCCGATGGATGAGAGTGAGGCATGAAGCAGTCGCGGCTCATGTCGATGGTCGAGGCGGCCACGAACGTTGTTGTCGGCTACGTTCTGGCCATCGCCACGCAGATCGTCGTGTTCCCGTGGTTCGGGATCGAGACCGGTCTCGCGGAGCATCTGACCATCGGCCTCGCTTTCGTCGGCGTCTCGCTGGTGCGGTCCTTCGCCCTGCGCCGGCTGTTCGAGGCGCTGCGGATGCGCGGGACGAAATAGGCACCGCCGCCCGTTTGGGGCGGCGGCTACAGAATTCTGGCGGACCGGGTGTCAATCGCTGGCGATGCGATAGACCCGCCCGCGCCCCTCGACCTTCTCAGAGGTGATCGTCATGCCCAGCTTCTTCTTTAGGGCGCCGGACATGGCGCCTCTCACTGTGTGAGCCTGCCATCCGGTGGCTTCGACGATCTCGTCGATGGTTGCACCGACGTCGTCGCGAAGCATTTCAATCATCCGCGCCTGCTTCGTGCCGGTGCGCGGTTTGCGAGTCTTGGGCGCGGGCTTGGTGTCCGGTTGCTCCGGCTCGATGCCGATGGCCGCGAGGCCCGCATCGGTGACGTGCAGGAGGATGGCACAACCATCCTCATCGTTGCGCCAGATGCGGTTCAGGGCGGGATCGGCCTTCGCGAGTTGATCCGTCACGGTTTCGGCGATCAGCCCGCGCTTCATGAGCGCGCCGATCACTTTCTGCGCGGCGCCTCCGCGCAAGCTGCCGGGGAGAGGCAGGACATTGCGATCGTCACGCTGCGCGGCGGCGCCGAGGATGATTGCTTGCGTGTCGGATAGCTTGGTCATCTGGGGTCTCCGTGTTCGGGGCCGCGACCGTCGCGACCCTCCTACGACCCGTTCGCCCGACTTACGCGGCCCCACTGGGGCCACGGTTCGGGCTCACCGCGCAGGGCGCGCGGCGGGAGTTCCGGCTGCGCCGGAGATCACTCGGCGTATTCGCCTTCGCCGAACAGGAAGTCGGTGATTTCCCTGAGGTCGCTGGCGACATGGTCGAGCGACCCGATGGCTCCCCAGTTGACCGCATCGGGGTCGAACCCGAAGTGGTCGTCGCTGAGTGCCTGCATCCGGGCGAGCATTTCGTCGATCTCGGCCTTCTTTCCGATGAAGGCGGCGAGGGCAGCCTCTTGGTTCTTCCGCGCCTTCTCGGCCCGGAGTTCATGGCGGGGCGTGGGTTGCGGGTTGAGGCGGGTCATTCGTGTTCTCCTCACTTTGTCCGCTCGATCATGGCGAGGATGGCGCAGGCCATGCCGCCGAGAAACTCGCCGCGGCGGAAGACGATCTCGTCGATCTCGCTGGCGCGGTCGATGGTGGGGTCAACCGCGAGGTCGTCGGCCATGTGCGGCAGCAGGTGGCGGGCTTCGGTGTTGTAGCGTTCGGCGAGGGTCATGGCGGGCTCCGTAGCTGAGTTGCATCGTCCTTGTGATGACACGTTCGCTCTGGTCGGGAGGCTTATCAACACCATAAGCACATGATTTTGAAAGATAATCGGAGCGCGCCATGGAGGGCTTGAGCGAGCGCCAATACGCCGCCCGTGTCGGCCTGTCACGCGGCGCGATCCAGAAGGCGAAAGCGACGGGGCGGCTGGTGCTGCACGAAGATGGCAGCATCGACGCGGAGGCCAGTGATGCCCTGCGCGCGCAGGCGACCGATCCTTCGAAAACCCGCAAAGCACCACAACCCAAGCTGAAGCCCGTTCCGGAAGCAGCGGTGTCCGCCGTCGGCGATACCCTGCGGGAACAGGGAATGGCCGCGCCACCGGTCGGCAGCGGCACCACCTTTCTGCAGGCCAAGACGGCGAACGAAGTGCTGAAGGCGCAGGAACGGCGCCTCCGGCTGCAGAAGCTGAAAGGCGAGTTGATCGACCGGGCCCGCGCATTGTCGCTGGTTTTCCGGCTGGCGCGGCAGGAGCGTGACGTCTGGGTCAACTGGCCCGCGCGGGCGGCGGCGTTGATGGCAGCCGATCTGGGCGTCGAGCCCGCCGTGATGCAAAAGGTCCTGGAGAAACATGTCCGAGCCCAGCTCGACGAGCTTGCCGAGATCAAACCCGATCTCCGGTGATGCGCACGCCTCAAGTAGCGAAGCGGTAGGCGAACAAATCGAAGACTTCGAGGGCGCGGCGGAAATCCTGCGCGCCTGGGGTGAAGGCCTGAAGCCGGATCCGGACCTGACCGTGTCGCAATGGGCGGATCGGCACCGGATGCTCTCGGGCCGGGCCTCGGCAGAACCCGGGCGGTATCGCACGGCCCGCACGCCCTACATGGGCGAGATCATGGACCGGCTAAGCCCGGGCGATCCAACGCAGCGGATCGTGTTCATGAAGGCGGCACAGGTCGGCGCGACCGAGGCCGGCAACAACTGGATCGGCTTCGTGATCCACCAGGCACCGGGCCCGATGCTGGCGGTCCAGCCGACGGTGGAACTGGCGAAACGCAACTCGCGCCAGCGGATCGACCCGCTGATCGATGAAAGCCCGGAGCTGCGCGAACGGGTCAAACCGGCGCGCTCGCGGGATGCGGGCAACACGATGCTCTCCAAGGAATTCGCAGGCGGCATCCTGATCATGACCGGGGCCAACTCGGCGGTCGGGCTGCGTTCGACCCCGGCGCGCTACATCTTCCTCGACGAGGTCGATGCCTATCCAGCCTCGGCCGACGAGGAAGGCGACCCGGTCACGCTGGCCGAGGCGCGGTCGCTGACCTTTGCCCATCGGCGCAAGGTGTTCCTGGTCTCGACCCCGACGATCCGGGGGCTGAGCCGGATCGAGCGGGAATACGAGGCCAGCGACCAGCGCCGCTTCTTCGTGCCGTGCCCCCATTGCGGGCAGATGCAATGGCTGAAGTTCGAGCGGCTGCGCTGGCAGAAGGGTCGGCCGGAAACGGCGGAATACCATTGCGAGGGCTGCGAGGCGCCCATCGCGGAACACCACAAGACGGCGATGTTGCAAGCGGGCGAATGGCGCCCGACGTCCGAGGCGGCTGATCCGAACACCGTCGGCTATCACCTCTCGGCGCTCTATTCCCCCATCGGCTGGCTGAGCTGGGAGCGGATCGTGCGGGCATGGGAAGCGGCGCAGGGGGCGGACGAGGCCATCAAGGCGTTCCGCAACACCATTCTTGGCGAGACATGGGTCGAGACCGGCGAGGCGCCCGATTGGCAGCGGCTTTACGACCGGCGTGAGCGATGGAGGCCGGGCATCGTTCCCGCGGGCGGGTTGTTCCTCACCGCCGGGGCCGACGTGCAGAAAGACCGGATCGAGGTCGATGTCTGGGCCTGGGGCCGTGGTCTGGAAAGCTGGCTCGTCGATCACATTGTCATTGAGGGTGGACCCGACCGGCATGAGGCCTGGGGCGATCTGACAGACCTGCTCGGTCGAACATGGCGGCATGAGCGTGGCGCACATCTGAAGATCGCGCGGCTCGCCATCGATACCGGCTATGAGGCCCCGGCAGTCTATGGTTGGGCGCGGGCGCAAGGCTTTGCACAGGTGTCGCCCGTGAAGGGCGTCGAGGGGTTCAATCGGGCCAGTCCGGTCTCGGGCCCCACTTACGTGGATGCGACCGAGGGCGGCAAGCGCCTGCGACGCGGCGCGCGGCTCTGGACCGTGGCGGTCTCAACCTTCAAGGCCGAGACCTACCGCTTCCTGCGGCTGGCGCGGCCGACGGAGGAGGATCTGGCCAAGGGGGCCGCGTTCCCGGCCGGCACGGTGCATCTGCCGGGTTGGGTCGAGAACGAATGGTTGAAGCAGTTCGTCGCCGAACAACTGGTGACGGTCGCTACCCGCCGCGGCTTTGCCCGGCTGGAATGGCAGAAGCTGCGCGAGCGGAACGAGGCGCTGGACTGCCGGGTGTATGCCCGGGCCGCCGCCTGGATCGCGGGTGCGGATCGCTGGACCGACGAGAAATGGCGCGACCTCGAGGATCAGCTCGGGGTGGCCGACGCTTCTGCGGATCCCGCGGGGCAGATCAACAGGCAGGCGCAGGCATCGCAGGGGAAACGCCGATCCGACTGGCTCGGACGGCGTGGAGGATGGTTCTAATGGCGGACTGGACGGAAACCGAATTGTCGGCGCTGCGCCGGGCCTATGCCAGTGGCACGACGCGGGTCAGCTATGACGGCAAATCCGTCGACTACGGCTCGGCCGAGGATCTGCTGGCGCGCATCCGGACCATTGAGCGGGCGATTGCGGGGACGACCCGACCGCTGCCGGTGGCGGGCCTCGCGGGCTTCAGCCGCGGGGATCGATAATGGCAACCAATTGGTTCGATAGGGCCATCGCCACGGTGGCGCCACGCACGGCGGCCCGCCGTGTGCTTGCCCGACAGGCGTTCGAGACTCTGGCACGGGGCTATGACGGCGCGGCGCGTGGGCGGCGCACCGAGGGCTGGCGCGCGCCGGGCAGTTCCGCCGACACCGAGATCGGCATCGCCGGGGCGCTTCTGCGCGACCGGATGCGGGATCTCGTGCGCAACAACCCGCATGCCGCCAAGGCCGTGGCGGTGCTGGTCAACAACATCGTCGGCGCCGGCATCATGCCGCGCGCCGCCAGCGGCGATGACAAGCTGGACCGCACGGTGGACACGCTCTTTGCCCGCTGGTCGGAGGCGGCCGATGCCGATGGCCAGCTCGACTTCTACGGGCTGCAGACGCTGATCTGCCGCGAGATGGTCGAGGCGGGAGAGGTCCTGGTGCGCCGCCGCTTGCGCCGATCCTCGGACGGGCTCCCGGTGCCGCTGCAATTGCAAGTGCTGGAAGCCGACTTCCTCGACGCCACGAAATCCGGGGCTGTCGGCGCGGGACGGCTGGTCCAGGGCATCGAGTTCGACCCGCTCGGCAAGCGCCGGGCCTACTGGCTGCACGCCGAACATCCCGGCGATGCCCATGGCGCCTTGCGCGGTGGCACCAACAGCCGCCCGGTCCCGGCAACCGACATCGCCCATGTCTATGAAAAGCAGCGCACGCAGGCGCGCGGCGTTCCATGGGGCGCGCCGGTGATCCGGTCCTTGCGCGATCTCGACGATTACGAGGTGGCCGAGATCGTGCGCAAGAAGACCGAGGCCTGTGTCACCGCAATCGTGTTTGGCGATGACGAGGCCCAGCAGGGCATCGCGCCCGCGGTGGTCGATGCCGATGGAAACCGGGTCGAGCAGTTCGAACCGGGCCTCATCGCCTATGCGCGGGGCGGCAAGGACATCCGGTTCAACCAGCCCGCCGCCACCGGCGGCTATGGTGAGTACAAGCGGGCCAGCCTGCACACGATCTCGGCCGGGTTCCGGGTGCCCTACGAGTTGCTGACCGGGGACCTGTCCCAGGTGAATTATTCCTCGATCCGGGCGGGGCTCGTGGAGTTCCGCCGGATGATCGACGCCGTCCAGTGGCAGCTCTTCATCCCGATGTTCTGCGCGCCGGTCTGGCGCTGGTTCACCGAGGCCGCATGGGCGGCGGGCCGGATCCCGACGCCCGACGTGCCGGTCGAATGGTCGCCGCCGAAGTTCGAGGCGGTCGATCCGCAGAAGGACGCGATGGCGAACCTCTTGTCGATCCGCTCCGGCACGATAACGCTGGCGGAGGTGATCGCGCAACAGGGCCGCAACCCCGATGCGGTGCTGGCGGAGATTGCCGCCACCAACGCGAAACTCGACGCGCTCGGGCTGGTGCTCGACAGCGATCCGCGCCGCGTCACCAAGACCGGGAGCGCGCAGACGAGTGACCCGGTGAACGATCCTTCCGCCGACACAACGGCTGATTCGGCGCCGACAGACCAACAGGACTGACGAACATGGACACGATGATCGAAATCCCGGCCCTGCGCCGGATGGCGGAGCTTGCGCCGAACTCGGCCGACACCGAGGCCCGCACCGTCGAGGTGATCTGGTCGGCGGGCGCCCGGGTCCGCCGGTCGACCCTCTTCGGCGAGCCCTATGACGAGGAACTGAGCCTCGATCCGGCCCATGTGCGGCTCGAGCGGCTGAACGCGGGAGCGCCGTTTCTGAAGGTGCACGAGATAGACACGCTGGATGCGGTGATCGGATCGGTGGTGCCGGGCTCGGCCCGCATCGAGAATGGGCGCGGCGTCGCGCAGGTGCGCATCAGCGAACGTGCCGATGTCGAACCGATCTGGCGCGATATCCAGGCCGGGCACATCCGGGCGGTTTCCATCGGCTACCAGGTGCACCGCTTTGAGGTCTCGAAGCCCGAGGCGGGCCGCGAGCTCTGGCGCGCGGTGGACTGGACGCCCTTCGAGGTCTCCGCCGTGCCCGTGGGCGCCGATCCCGCCGCGGGGTTCCGCGCCCGATCCCAACTTCACGATTGCGTCCTCCATCGCCGGGACGTGCAACCCACCACCACAGGAGCCATCCCGATGAGCGACAAGACCGAGACCCCGGCCAACGACGCCGCAACCCGCACCACCCCCCAGCCGATCGAACCGGTCGCGACCGAGGACACCGCCATGCCCGAACCGAAGACCCCCGCGACGGAGCTGCAAGCGGCTGCGGTCGAAACCCGTTCCCAGCCGAAACCGCAGAAGCCTGAGGTCACCCCGGCGCCTGACGCGGAAGCCGCCGCCACCCGGGCGCGCGAAGCGGAACGCAACCGCGTCTCCACGATCTACGATCTGGCCGGCCGCCTGAACCTCGAGCGCAGCTTCGCCGAGGATCTTGTGAAGCGCGGCACGGATATCGACGAGGCCCGGCGCCTGATCCTCGATCAGGTGGCCGCGAAGTCCGAGGAAACCCGCACTTTCAGCCAGGTGTCGATCCCGCTCGGTGGCCGCGATGAGGAGATCACCCGGCGCGAGGCCGTGGCCAATG